TTCAGTGGAGATTATAATGATTTAACAGGTACACCTACAATACCAACCGATAACGTTGAGTTGGCAAATGGTGCTGGGTATATAACGAGTTTTACTGATACTTTTATAAATGGTGCTAATTTAGATAGTAATATTTTAACATTAACTACTAATTTAGGTAATGATGTTATAAAAATTGAAGGTGGTAATAATATAACTATAATAGAAACATCAACTAACGAATTTAGTATCAACTCAACTGGTGGTGGAGGTACTGGGGGTACGGATAAAGTGTTTAGTTGGTTTATGAATGTAACATAAAATAATATGGGATTAAGTATAAAAAAAGGTAATGGTGGTTATATTGGTTTAGATAAAAGAAATTATTCTTCTAATCTAACTTCAGCTGGTAATTTTTCAATTAGAAGACATTATTTAACTAGATTATCAGGTGAATTAGGTCCTACAGTACCTAACGTACTATTCGAAGACGATTTCGAGGATGGTACACTTGATAAATGGACAGTACTTAATACTGGACAAGCTAATTTTTGGATAGTTGGTGAAACACCTTTTAACCCTTTACCCCCGACTGAAAATGGTACTAAGTTAGCGTATATAACAAACGATGGTGTTAATAATACATACAATAGTGAAAGTCAAAACACAAACTCACATATGTTTTTCGATTTCACTATTCCACCGAATGCTAGTTCACTTACATTAACGTTTGATTGGTCTTGTCGAGGTGAAAATGGTGGTGGTCCAGGAGATTATGATTACGGTTATATTATGATAGTAACACCACAATCATTCACACCAATAGCTGGAACGGAATATGATTTTAATAGTGAATTTATTAATAGGTTAGAAACAAACATAAATAACGGTAAATTCAATGGTGATGGGGGTTCACCTAGAAACCAATTAGCTAGTACTAGTTTTGTTAGTGAAATAATTACAATTGATTCTAGATATGGACAATGGTGTACTAACTGTAATAGAAGAATGGTATTTAGTTGGACTGATGACACATCGGTGGAAAGAAACCCACCTTGGGCAATAAATAACGTAAAATTAATTTATAATTCATGAGTATAAGAGGTAATTCTGGTTTTTTTAATAAAAATAAAAGGTTCGGAACTAATACAAAAGATATAGAAGGTGGTATTTCTAGAGAACAACATTACTTAGAAAGGTTAAATGATAGGTTAGCACCAGGAGATGGTGGTGGTGGAAGTGGTGACTACACACCGTCTTTACATTATGACGCTAACGAAGAAGTTACCGATGTCAGTGGTAATATTATTAGTTGGGGTGATAAAATAACTGGGTTATTGGCTATTTCAAGTGAGTTTCCTGATTCACCAGTATTGATTTCTAGTAACACACTATTTAATAATAACCCTACTATAAGGTTTGATGAACAAGTTTTAATTGCTAATGATTCTAGTGTCTTAGATAGTGTAGGTGGTATGACAGTATACTTTGTTTTTAAATACACACCAGGTGGTCCTGGTTTTGGTTTAAATACGGTGTTAGCTAGAACAAATGGGACAACCTGGAACCAAGGATGGGGGGTACAAATGTATGATGGTGATGTTAAATTTTGGTTAAACAATTGGAATACAGAACCTTCTAATGTAAGATTGAATTTACCTTTATCTGGTTTAGCGAACATATATAAGTTTCATTATAATGAAAATAATATTGAATGTGAAATAATAGGTCCAGATAGTGATTCTGGTACAAAAAGTTATTCAACACCTATCGTACATCCAGACGAAGGTTTGGAAATAGGTAGTTCGGGTAGCCCATCTTATACTACAAATGGGGATATGGGGGAGATATTATTCTTTAATACACCACTAAACAACACACAACAGTCAGATGTTGAAAATGATTTAAAAATTAAATATAATATAAATTAAATATGAGTGATTTAAGAATAGGTAAATATTACGGTAATGAACAAGGTAAAAACGTTTACCAAGTAAAAGATATTTTAGATAATGATTACGCTGATATGACTTCAGTATCAATGTGGTTCTTAATACCTAAAGAAACTAATAACGACTATTTACTTTGTAGAAATTTAGCTATAGAATATATAATATCCGTTGGAGGGTTTGGTAATCTTTCTGATAATGATAAGACTTTAGCTATTAAGAATTTTTGTGTAGGTAAAGAAGATAGAGATACTTTGTATACTAATGAAGAACAAGAAGTTTTTTGGGAAACATTTTGTAAATTATCTGAAGAATGTAGACATAATAGGTGGGAAAAGGCTAAGGCGTTTGCTTCTTATAGGTTATCTGTATTAGATTCAAATGATTTAGGTGTAAATACTATGGGACTTAATGAAAAGTATGTTAAATATAGTATATCAACATTTGATGAAGATGGTATAGATGGTTTAGTTGACTGGGTACTCGGAACAAATGGTTTTGTAAATAACGGATTACCAGAAAAAACATACTTCACAGAGGAATTAGTAAATGGTATAATAAAAATAATAAAACCAAGTAAAAACGAAATTAAAAATTAATTATGGAATATTTAAACGAAGGTAAGCACCTTACTACAAGTGATACAACAATAATAACAAGTGGTGCGTCAACTAAGATACTTATAAAGACTATACATGCAACAAATATAACTAGTAGTGAAACTACATTGGATATTTATTGGACTGATAATAGTTCTGGTGAAGATTTTTATTTAGGTAAGGATTTAATTTTACCAGAATCATCATCTTTTCAAGCTTTAGATGGAACATTAACTTTAGATAATTTAGATTCTTTAGTTGCTAGTTGTGGTGATACCGATGCCGTAGATTTAACAGTATCATATATGTTAATAGATAATAACGAAGGATAAAATTATGTTAGGAAGTAAATCTGATTTTTTTAAATCGAATAAGAACACCTTAATTAGTGTTAAAATATTTATGGTTAAGTTTTTAAAAGAACATAAAACTAGTGATGATATAATAAAAGTTTACGAAGACGCTTTTAATTATTTTATAGTTAATCCAGATGATTTTGATGGGACAACTATATTGAAGGATGTGAAGATAATGCCTAATTTAGATATATTTGCAATGATACATGATTATATGTACATAAAATATAACGTATCCACTAACCTTAAATATAAATTTATTTGTGATAAAATATTTTCTTTAGAAATAGAAAGATGCGGTTTACCATGGGAAATTAGTTGGGTTAGGTTTGGTTTGTTAACCTTATCAAGTATAATCTATACACCTTACAGAAAGATATCTGGTGATAATATGAGTGATGAAGATAAATTAGAATTTAATAAAGTAATTAAAACATTTAATTATTCATCACCATAAATATCTTTAGGTTTTTTACACTTATCTTTAATTAACTTTTCAACAAATGCGAACATTTTTAAACCATTTTCTTCACAATATTTTTTTAATATTTCATGAGTCAATGGGGTTATTTTTAAGTTTTTAGTACGTTTCATATCCTTTTTATTAATAAGTATGACAAAAGTATGAAAAAAATCATACTAATTATGGTGTATTACATACACCATAAAAACTTTTGACATAAACTAACATATTTATTATAAAATAACTTAATATAATAACTTAAAAAAAAAAGTAAATAATGGCTGATAAAGTATTCGTAAGTCCTGGTGTGTATACATCAGAAAATGACCTAACATTTGTAACAAGACAAGTGGGGGTAACAACTCTTGGTGTTGTCGGGGAGACAACTCAAGGTCCAGCATTTCAACCTATTTTTGTTAGAAACTATGATGAATTTAGAAATTTCTTCGGTGGTTTAAATGCTACAAAAGTAAAAGATACTGGGGCACCTAAATATGAGTTACCTTATATTGCTAAATCATATCTTTCAGAATCAAATCAATTATTCGTAACAAGAGTACTTGGATTTTCTGGATTTGATGGTGGTTTATCTTGGGGTATAACATTAGATTCAGGTTTGGACTCAACTACTATAGTTGAATCACAAGCATCAACTGACTATGACCCGTTAATAACATTTTCAGCAACATCAGATGGTTTAATATCATCAGTAGTTTCTGCTGACCCTGTAGTTCAAACACTTTTTGATGATGGTTTATTAGACACTGATTTAAGTTTTTTACCTACATCTGCTACTGGTACTAGTGTCAATATAGGTCAAAAATTCACTAAGACTGGTTCACAGTTTGTTGGGGCATCTATGGATTTATATGTAACTTCTACTACTACTGACGTAGACGGTAATATAACTGGGACAGCTTCGGGTACTACTATACAGTACACTGGTGAGGGTTATTCAGATGTTGATAATAAAATAGTAGCATTACTTAAGAGTAGAGCTAAATATGATGGTGATGAAATCCTTAATTTTGATATAGAAAATAGTTCTGATATTAATTTTAATTCTACAGCAACTGATGCTAGTTCTGACCCGAAGGGTGATTTCACTTTAGAAGGTACTTCAAGTAATAGTGGTGCGTTTAGTTATTCACTATCTTTTGATAGAACTAAAAAGAACTACATAACTAGAGTATTAGGTAGAGGTGCTCAAGATGGTAAAACTTCATTATATGTTGAAGAGATTTTTGAAAACATGTTTAAAGATTTAGTTAACGATAATAAAGTAAGAGGTATTAATATTTCTTCATTTGTACAATATAACGATGAATTTTCAAATTATAAAGAAGAATACCAACCAGCGGTTACCCCGTGGGTTGTTTCTGAATTAAGAGGTACTAACTTACTTAGATTATTTAGACTTTGGACAATATCTGATGGTAACGCTGCAAATAAACAATTTAAAATTTCTATTAAAAACATTAGATTAGATGATAGAGAATTTGACGTTGAGATAAGAGCTTATGGTGATACTGACGCTAAACCAATCGTATTAGAAAGATTCACTAGGTGTTCAATGGACCCATCTTCTAGAAATTTCATATCTAGAAAAATAGGTACACTTGATGGTGAATTTGAATCTAAATCAAATTACGTACTTGTTGAGTTGGATGAAGAGTCTGATACTTCAGATGCTTTCCCAGCTGGTTTCGTAGGGTTCCCTACAAGAGATTACCAAAGTAATACTAACACATCAGTTCAAACTCCTTCAATAGAGTATAAGAAAAACTATGATGTTTTTGAGAATAAGAGAAAATTCTATTTAGGGTTATCTAACACTAAGGGTATTGACCAAGATTTCTTCGATTATAAAGGTAAACCAGGAAGTGGTGATTCTTCAATACTTACAGGATTCACTAAAGGTTTCCATATGGATATTGATGCAAATGGTGCTACTATAGATAATATAGAAGAGGTTATGAACTCTAATGGTGATACATTCACACCAAACTTTGAATTTGAAACAGGTAATGCTGAGTTTAGAGATGAGAGTGGTGTTCAAGGTACTGATTATGAAAAGATTTACTCACGTAAATTTACATTTGCACCTTACGGTGGATTTGATGGGTGGGATATTTATAGAACTAGAAGAACAAATAGAGATTCTTACACTATAAATGGTTCTAAAGGTCAAGAAGGTTTAATTAGTGGTAATTTTGAAAATAGAGCTTTAACTAGTGGTGACGCTGGTATTAGTTCAGATTATTACGCTTATTTAGAAGCTATTTGGACATTACAAAACCCAGAATCTGTTAATATTAACGTATTGGCAACACCAGGTATTGATACTTTCGATAATGCAACATTGGTAGAAGAAACTATAGAAATGGTTGAACAAAAAAGAGCTGATTCAGTTTATATTGTAACTACACCAGATACTGATGCTTCAGGTGATGTTTTATTAGCAGAAGATGTTATTGACACACTTGATGGACAGTTTGATACTAACTACACTGCAACTTACTGGCCTTGGGTACAGGTTAAAGATAGTGAAAACGGTGTTAATATTTACATACCACCAACAAGAGATGTAGTTAGAAATATTGCATTAACTGATAACATTTCATTCCCTTGGTTTGCTGTAGCTGGTGTACAAAGAGGTGATGTTAGTGCGGTTAAAGCTAGAACTAAATTAACCCAAGAACATAGAGATACACTTTACGAAGGTAGAGTTAACCCAGTTACAACTTGGGCTACTGAAGGTATTAAAATTTGGGGTAATAAGACATTACAAGTTAAAGAGAGTGCTCTTGATAGACTTAGCGTTAGAAGATTATTATTACAAGCTAGAAAATTAATATCAGCTGTATCTATTAGACTTTTATTCGAACAAAATGATGATATCGTAAGAAATCAATTCTTATCACTAGTTAACCCTATATTAGATAATATAAGGAGTGAAAGAGGTCTTACTGACTTTAGAGTTGTGTTAGATAATAGTCCTGAATCTATAGATAGAAATGAGTTATGTGGTAGAATTTTTATAAAACCAACTACCGCTTTAGAATTCATATGTGTAGAATTCAATGTAATGAACACTGGAGCAAGCTTCGATGATATATAAATAAATAAATTATGGGGAAATAATTAATTTCCCCATATTTATAATTAAATAATAAAATTAAAAAACTAAAACAATAAACTATGGCTGATTTACTAATGAAAATGCCCGTACCTTATGAACCAAAAAGAAAGAATAGATGGCTTTTAAGGTTTCCAGCAGAATTAGGTATTCAAGAATGGTGGTTAGCTTCTGCTTCTAGACCATCAATTAATCAAAATGAGGTAGAAATACCGTTCCTTAACACATCTACTTGGGTAATAGGTAGATTTACTTGGGAAGCAATTTCTGTAACGTTTAGAGACCCTATTGGTCCTTCTGCGGCTCAAGCAATTATGGAATGGGTTCGTTTACAATCTGAATCTATAACTGGTAGACAAGGTTATGCGGCTGGATATAAAAAAGATATCGAAGTTGAAATGTTAGACCCTACTGGAGTTGTTATTGAGAAATGGGTACTTCAAGGTACTATGCTTACAACAGTTAATTTTGGAGACTTATCTATGGATGACGATTCAATAGCTGATATTACAGCTGATTTACGTTTCGATAGAGCAATACTTTTATTCTAATAAAGAAATATCATAAACATAAAAAGGTTCCCAATTTGGGAACCTTTTTTATTTTAACTCATAAAATTGACCTATTTCTAAACATATATGTACACAACCATCAATTAATGTCATATAATTACTATGAAAGTGACCATAAAAATGGTGTTTTATATTATTTTTATCCTCTAATAAAAGAAGTAACTCACTTAAATTTTCACGTTCATTAATTAAGTCATGTAAAAGGTTAGGGTCATCAGGTACGAACTGTTTAACAATCCAAGGAAAATTACCATCCGCATTAATTGGTGGTAAAAAAGATGGTGCTGTATGGGTTATTAAAATATCAACACCACTTATTTCATTTATTTTATCTTCGTCTAAAATAAAAA